CAACGGATTATGAGTCCGCTGCTCTAACCGTTGAGCTACTGGCGCAGTATTTGGTCCGGCGTACAGGAATTGAACCCATATTCACGGCTTAGAAGACCGCTGTATTATCCGTTATACGAACACCGGGAATTTTATTTAGTCTTTATAATCAATTTTGTTGATGAATTTCAATTTCTCAACATCATCCCAATTTTTGAGATAATCATTGTCTTTGTCAAACAGTTCCAAATATTGTTGGTGTGTCAATTCACGGGTAGAAGAAATACATTCATCAACATGATGTTGTGAGAATTCTTTGAAATCATCTTTACCAAGACCCATAACAACTTCATCGGTTGCATGTTCTTCTTCTTTTGCTTCGACAACATAACGCATACGGAAGACGGAAACAGTCTCAACAAGAAACAATTTTTTATCAGAAGGAAGGTATACTTTATTATCAGCCATTTTTCACTTTCTCAAGAGAGTCCTTGCGGACACGATACAACTGCTTAGTCTGATGACCATGATTGGATGGATCAGACTTGGTAACATTTAGAAATTCCACACCGTCAATAAACTCCGAAGCCCAAGTTGGATAAGACCAATAGAAATCGGTAAGATTGATACGGTTGCGGTACTTAATAGGTTTTTGTACAGTAGTTTTCATAATGAGTCAATCATAACATAAAAAAGGGGACTTGTCAAGCCCCCTTTAGATTTTAACGGAACTTTTCTGGATAATTCAGTTTGTCCCATTCTTCATCAGTTACAGGCCACCAGTTCATTCTGATTCCTTGATACTGATTTTCTTGATGGCATCTTGTGTCTTGACAATGTTTTCAAGCCAAACTTTCAACATTCCATTAACAAGTTCCGCATCCTTGATTTCTACTTGGTCATTCAATGTGAATGTTCGTTCAAAACCACGGTTTGCAATACCTTTGTAAAGATAATTTTCGTTTACTTCATCATCCTTAGACACACCTTTAACTAACAATTTCTTGCCGTCAAGTGTGATTTCAATATCAGACTTAGCAAAACCAGCAACTGCCATCTCAATGACGTACTTGTTTTCTTTAACTTGTTTGATATTGTATGGAGGATAACCAACAGCCTTTGCAGCCTGTTGAGTGGCACGTTGAAGCAGATTTACTGTATCTTCAAAGCCAATGAATTGACCGAAAAGGTCTTTACCGAATACATCTTTCATGTATGTCATATTTTTCTCCTAAAAGCGAGTTAATAAAATTGATACCCCGAAGGCATATCGTAGTCCTGCTTACTTTATACAGGGTCAACTAACGAGTGACAGTGAAATCTCCCGGACGCCTTTTTCCGTGAACATCAACACGGCCCTAAGGTGGGCAAACCTTCCCATCCCTGAGAATTAATTATTTATAACGATCTTTTGCTACCAATGTTATATTTTGGTACTAATTGCCAATCTTTTTTTTCTTTGTGTGGAATAATTTTAATTTGACTGATTGTAATTGGTTCAGGTTGTTCAACTTGAGCAGGCAATACAATAGTAACTAATCCCCAATCCTGTAACAATTTTGCAATAGCATTTCTACGTGATAGGTCGTTTTCAGATAAATCAGTTTCTTTACCATCAAGTGCAAACATCTCTTTGAAATGAACGATGTAATATTTACTTTGCTTGTGGAGAATATGGCACGATTGAAATAGAGTATTATCTTTTTTGGAAGCGACACCTATCCTAGTTAAAGTTTCTCTAACTTTAAGAAAATCATCTGGTTGTTTTAAAGTGACCTCAACTAAGTCCTGTATTCCTATCATTATTAATTCCGCCTTTTAATGTTTTTGTTCTTATTTCAGCGATTTGTTTGTCATTAAGTAATCTTAGGGCTGCTTTCGCTTTTTCATTCGAATAGCCAAAATGAATCTTCACACAATCTAAATCTTTTAAAACCTCAGCTTTTTGCCAAGGTTGAAACTTACGCTTCATTGGTCTAATAGTATTTAGAAGGTATTGATATTGTAACAAATTATCAATATTTGTATGAATATTCATTTCATTCGCATACAGAACACAATCCATATGATACGACAGAGCACGATTCACCACAAATGGTGTGTAGTCTTTAATATCATTTGGATCAGTCAATACATCTTTCTTTGTTTGAAGAATAGACGGAATAATATCTTTGAATAGATCAGGCATATCATTTATCCTTTTCCGACAATATGGGTGGTTGTTGTGTTGGCCATGTAATATCATAAGCGTCCCACTTGAAGTTTTCTTCTTCAAGTTTATTCCATGGAGCATCTACAACATATTGTACTATTGCGAAATCACTCAAAACCAAATACCCGTGAGCATATTGTGGAGGAATTAATAATGCACTGTCTTTATCTAATGTTACACCAAACCAATCTCCTGTTACTGGATCCAAAGCAACATCAAATATTTGTCCAACAATAGGCATGACAAATTTAGTTTGATTTTGTCTATGCATTCCACGTAGAACATTAAATTTGCTAGTGGCTATATTAACTTGTCTATAAGTTCCAACCATTCCATCGTCTGAAGATTTCCATAATTCACAGAAATCTCCTCTTTCGTCTGCATATTTTTTATGATGAATTAATTTAACGCCAGGTAAATTTTTCATTTGAACTCACAATCAACCATGATTTCAGTCAAACAAGCAATCATATTAATCTCATGGTCTGCCACAAAAGCAGCCTGATACTGATACTTTGCAAGATGTAGAATTAATTGGGGTACAGAATTGGGTTTCAACAACTCATAAAGACCATCATATACATTACGATACAGGTGTGCAGGATCATTGTCCAAGTTATTTGTAACCCACTTACGAGCACCTGCAAAGTCTTTAGATTTCAAAGATTTAACCAGTTCGGCCAAATTAACATCAGATACGGACGATAGAATGCCTCGGTCAATAGTGCCAGAGACAGAATAACGTTGTAGTTCATTTAGAATACGGCGATTATCAGGAAAGTGTTTTGTGATGATTGCTGCAACAACTTCTTTATCGTAAGACACTTTCTCTTGTGTCAAAATAGATTCAACACGTTTAAAGAAAGCAGACGCCATCTTTGCTTTAGAACCATTCAATTTAAAATCAATACAAGTACAACGGGAATGAATTGGTGCAATGATACGATTCTTGAAATTACATGTAAAGATGAAAGTACAGTTGTTAGAGAACTCCTCAATTGCACCACGTAGTGCAGGTTGAATGGATTCTGCATTCATGTAATCTGCTTCGTCAATGATAATAACTTTGCGTCCACCCATCAAGGAGACAGACGAGGCATAGTTCTTAATCTTAACACGCAGAGTTTCAATCATTCGACCTTCATCAGAACCATTGATTACGATATAATCACAACCAACTTCTTCACACAAGGCCTTTGCTACAGTAGTTTTGCCAACACCTGCGGTGCCGGACAACAAGAGATTAGGAATCTCTTTGCGATTTACAAATTCCTGAAACGTAGACTTCAATGAATCGGGAAGAATACAATCTTCGATGGTTTTTGGGCGATACTTCTCAACCCACAACATATGGTCAGACATTCAAAAACTCCATGATATAAAAAAAGATAGTGTAACACAGGCCAAAGCCTGTGTCAACTTAAACTGCCGGACCGTCAGTCCATTCCCAACCGAGGCAAAGTTTCATCATTGTTCGGTGAAGCCATATTGGTTTTTTAGTGAATGCAACACGCAAGCCATAATCACCACCAATCTGATAATAACCAACATACTTTGGTGGTGTATAGAAAGTATATTTTTTATCAGTATTGATGTAATAATTACCAGAAAAATCTATGGTAGTATTGCCAGATTCAATCATTTAACGTCCTTGATACTTTCAATCAAGGCTTCAAATTCTTTGAACTCGGCAATTTCTGTCGGTAAAGATTGTTTGAATTGGACTTTTGCCATGCGTTTGATGATTTTTTTGGGAATATTCAATTCATCATTTGCTAGACCAACAATATCATTCATGGACTGTGTAGTAGCTTTTGCACGGTCCATACAAACAATGATTTCATCAATGTAACCTTTTAATGACTTGAGTTGCTTTGCATCAAATTCACCATAAAGTGTTTGCACCTTATCAACCATGAGCAAGTTCTCCTTGGATTTTACCAACAACTTCCAAGAGTTCTTCCTGCGTTGCAACACTACCATTCAAGAGATTGATCATTGTCAAACGAATACCTTCAGGATTAACACCCTCAAAGACAACAGATACGTTTTTTGGATTAACAAAGATTGTTTTTTCTGTTTCTGCATCAATAAATGGAATCAACATATTAGACCTCACTTTCGTTTTTCTCAAATGCAATCCAATATTGAATGTCATCTTTTGTATTTTTAAAATGTACAAAACCCTTGAAAGAAATTTGTACTTCATAAGAACCTTGAACCATCTTCAAGTTCTCTGTTTTGAAAACAACTTTATATGTTTTACCATTGCCTTCACCAACACTAATTGAGTTGGTGTGTTGTGCATCATCTTTTGCATCATACGCAAACAATTCAATTGTATCACCATCAGATTTAACTGCAATGTTTGGTGATGATAGTACAGATGCAG